AGGAATATATGTTTCAATTTAGTTAGGTAGAGTGAGATAGTATGTTCTAACCCACTCCTATACCCATGCTTTATAGCTTCTCTTCTTATTTTATGAGGAGACACTTAAAAGTTTCGCCACGTAAAACCTGTAAAAGGACTGTAAGAAGTTTGATAACCTAAGTTTTTTAATTCTTCTTTTACAGCTTCATCAGCTACTTTTCTAGCTTCCATAGCATCACGCAAACCTGCTGTACGCATCTCACGATACTGCTTCTTTGCTTCTGCTAATTGCTTCTCCATTTCTTCTATATCAGATTTTAATTCATCTAATGATTTAGTCATGCTACTACTCCTTTCCTAGTTTAACATATTGAACCATCTTAGGTTCTTTTGCTAGTGACTTCTGTGCAGGTAACTCTTGTAAAGTTTCCCAACAACTACTTCTATAGTCACAAAAAGTACAGTTCTTATTTAAGACCATGTTACCTGTAGGCTTGCTTCTAAACGTTTCAGGTTCAGGTTCAAAGCACCGTACTAATTTCTTACTATTTGCTTCTTTGATTGTCCTTTCTATTTTAGTTATTTCTTCTTTTAAATTTATACCGTCTGCCTTGACATATTTAAACTGACCATTAGCTTTATTAACAACCCACCAACCGCCTATCTTTTTATCAGAAGCGACTGCATAGCCTGCTAATTGACCTACATAACCAAAGCTATCTCCATTCTTTAAAGTATCAATAGATTCAAATTTATATTTGTATGACCAATCAGATGCAGATTTTATATCGTCAACTGCACCGTCAACTATAAGGTCATACGTTCCTGTAACCTTTCTTTTGTTTTTTAATTTTAATGTTACTTGCTCACTATTGTCAAACTTTACTCCTGCTTGTGTTAGTAATGCTTTAAATACAGCTTCAACTATATCACCTATCATCATATTCATAATAAATGTCGTAGGTTTAGGCATAGCTTCTTTAGGGTGATTCTTCTCCCACCATAGTTGGCAGGAAGGTCTACCTACATTAGACATTCTGTAAGTAAACCCACCTCTTCTGCCACCATTGAATTGGCGATTCAAAGCATCTTTAATATCATTAGCAACAGTTTCTATAACAGATTCATCCATTTTAGATTTACCGTCTACTACTTCTTGCAGATACTTATGGACTGCCAACTCACCTCTATGATTCATTATTCAATGTCCACAAAGGTTTCTACAACTTCCATTTCATCATCAGTCATTTTATCTGTAGCTTTCTTCTGCCACTCAGCGACAATGTATTCATTGTAGTTTTGCACCCATGCCATAAAGTCAGCAAACAAGTCTTGGTCTTTCTCTTCTATTGCCACAGACTTTTTTGTATCTAAATTGGCTATAGGCAGAGCATATGGATTACCATTAGGTAAAGCCTTTTCTTCTGTAGTTAGATTAAAGTTATGCTGTATAGGTAACTTTTTTAACTTAGCTAGTTTAGCAAAAGGTTCACCTAAAATCTTAAATGCATCTCTATTATCTATTTCCCATATAAAAGGTTTACTAATAATTTTATGCTCTTGCTTATCACTTGTCATGGCATTTACCATATCAACTGTACCAAATAACACACGCACTCTTTTGATTTGTTTAATTAAATCTTTAGTCTCTTGCGGTAGAGCATCAAAGTCTTTTATATACCCTGCAGGCTTACCACAATTAAAATTACCAAAGTTATCTTTTAAATCTATATTAAGATTGTCTGCCATAATAGTCTTTTGATATGAACCACGTTTCTCACCCTCTTTAGGATTAACATTAGTGATAAATCTTTTATACATAAATCTCTGTAAGTATGGTCTTATAACTATACTATCACAGTAATATGTATTATCGTCAGGTACTTCTAGTTTGTAGACACCACCATTAATAGTTTCTACTTTAACTAATTTACCATCTATCTCCATCTCACCCATAATAGGTGAGTGTTGTATCTTCAAACGTGCAAGAGTATTAGTCTTTTGGTCTGAAGTTGCTTCTACAGCCACACCCATAGCTTTAGCCATGCCTGCATAATTATTTGTATCTATTGTCGTTACGTCTGTTATTGCACTCATTTGTACTTCTCCTTTCAATTAAGATGCCAAGTTATATCATATGACATCTTTTGTGTCAAGCCAATTATTACCTATTTTTGCTTCTAATAATAATGGCACATTAATTTCTATCTTAAATTGCTTTTGTATCAACTGTGTAATATATGTATTCACATTCTTTATTACATTTATAATATCATTTACTTCATCAGGATGAACATCAATCACTATAGAATCATGTACAGTGTTTACTATACAAGACTTAAATGATTGTAGTTTAGCATGTATGTCCATCAATACGAGTGGCACTATATCTGCTGTCGCAAAAGACTGTACAGGATAGTTCTTTATCTGTGTAAAATGTGATACCTTACCACTAGGATAACGTTCTACATTAGGAAAAGAAAACTGTCTACCTGACGGTGTAGTTATCTTACCTGTCTCTACAGCTTCTTTAGCCAATCTGGAGTGCCATGACTTGATTCCTTTGTATTTTTCTGTAAAGTGTTCGTAGTATTTCGCTTCCGCAAGACTTCTTCCAAAGCCTGTTGCTCCGTAGAGGGGAGCAAACGTATGTGCTTTCGCATCTTGCCTAGAAGTCGGTTGACCTGCATCTGTAATAACTTTAGACGTATACGAGTGAACGTCAAACCCTGTAGAAACTTCATTAATTGCAACCTCGTCTTGTGATAAAAATGCCGCAGCTCTAAACTCAAGCTGTGCAAAGTCAGCTTCAAGTATCTGACCTTTATTCCAACGTGAAACAAACACCTTCTTAACAGGAAACGTACCACCTCTAGGCATGTTCTGCATGTTTGGGTCTGCTCCACTAAACCTGCCTGTGGCAGTTCTGTGTTGTAACAACCTAACGTGTAGCTTACCATCAGGCTTTACATATGTTTTTATACCATCTACAAAAGATGCTAGATATGTATCAAGAGCAGACAGTCTTTGTAAGTCACCTAAAAACTGACTAGCTTCTGTATTCTCATTCTTTATAGATGCATTACGCAGTATATCAAGCATAGTTTTATTTACACTAAAACCATTGTTACTAACCCACTTGACGTTAGGAGCATTAAACTTAAAGCCTGCTATCTTTTTAGTAGGTGTGAAAGTATAACCTTCACCACCACAATTTACACATCTAGGTAAATTAATATATGGTGTACCATCTTTCTTCACCTTCTTGATTCTACCTGTACCATAACAATGTAAACACTGCATGGCTTTAGTTTTGTATATAACACTAGAATGTTTATCTACTGTATTTTTAAATGTCAATTTATTTTGATAAGGTGTAAACATATTTGCCCACATAGCCTTATCTTTAGGCTTACGACTAAATATTACCCAAGACATCTGTTCAGGACTGTTAAGATTAATAGGTGTATCACCCATCAACTGCTTAACTTGTAAGTTTAATCTCTTCTCTATATTACTTTTCTCTAACTCAAACTCTGTCTTAACTTTATCTAGCATTTCTAAATCAACTGCAAAGCCTGTTCTATATATGTGAGCAAGAGTTACAGCTACACTATTAGTTAATACAACTGTCTCCATCAAACCGCCATACTCTACAGTATTTAACTTTTTGTATATTACATCACTTAATTGCTGTGTAGCATGTAAGTCTGCTGACAGGTAAGATGCTAGTTCTTCGTGTGGTATCTCGTCAACACCTTTACCCTGTTTAAAATATTCTTTCAAGGTATCTTGCTTCTTAGTATCTAAGTTATACCTTTCTGCACAAGCTTCTAATGATAGCGGTTGCTTCTGACCACACTGCAGTATGTATTCACCTAGCATTGTATCAAACACAGAACCTTCATACTTAAAACCACACTCCCATATCCACATCAAATCATGGACAATATTGTGACCTATTAAGATTGTTGCACGGTCAAGTAACTCTTGTAAGCCTTCGTAGTTATCTCTAAAAAGATATTCTTTACCTGTATCTGTCAGGCAACCTACCATAACTAATTTATTGTCAGGCTCGAATGGGTCAAGGTGTAGCTTACCATCTCTGTTCGTTACTGTATTTTCTACATCAAGTGTTAGTTTCATGTGCATACTCCTCTTCTACTTTTCCTAGTATAGTTATTGCTTCATCTATGTCAAGAAAAAACCATTCTGAATTATATTCTTTAGCAACTTTCTCTGCTTCTCTGTGTGCTTTCTTCTCTGCTTCCCTTCTGTTATCAACTTTAACTTTATGTATTATCTTATAATCTCTACGTGGAGAACTTGTCTGATATGCCATAAGCCTATCTTCAGCATCAACTGCCATACCTATCTTATACCAACCTTCCCATGCAGGATTAGTTATAATATAAACTTCTCCAACTTTGCTTCTAGCATAATTTTTTAAAGAAGCAAAAGCTGCATCTTCAAATGTTTTATAATGACCTTCTTTCCACAAAGGGTGTGATTTTTTTATGTACTTACCATTGACAAACATACGTTCTTTATTCTTTTTAATGTTTGACCACAGCCTACGTCTAGCACCGCTTGGAGACCTGTACCACCATTCGTTACCATCAAACTCCATGTTTTTACCTGTTATACTCATGCTCCAAATCTCCCTGTTTCATAATCAAACTCGCATGTAACTCTCCCATGCCAACCTGATAGTTTATTTTTTGCTAATATAATATGCCTAATACCATCTTCTCCTTCCTGCTCACCTTCTGTTACACCTTCTGATGGGTTCTTTGCTAGTAATAACATAAGGTCAGCTTCTGATGCCTTACCTGTTTTAGAACCTTCCATCATACTTTGATTAAGTTGTATTCTACCTTCTGCTTCTGCACTTAACTGTGACATATAAAACACAGCACAGTTATGTCTTTTAGCTATCTCTCTTGCATGTATAGCATTAGCTTTCAATGCTTCATCAGGTCTAGCAAAGCCTGCCTGTGTTGCAAATTTGTCACCAATATCTATAACAACAATGTCAGGAGTATATGTACGACATACAGCTTCTACCCATGACATGTCTTGCCCAATAGAATCTACAATCTTAATATTCTTACGTATATCTTTCCAACCATTCCATACTGCATCTTTATTTGCAGGTACATCTTCTTTCTTAAATCCACTCGCAGATGAAAGGTATCGCATTGATACTCGGTGGGCAGCTTCTTCGTTACATAACACTACACACTTAGCACCCTGCCTTGCAAAACCATTTGGTCCTGCTAACAAGGAAGCATGAAAAGATGTCTTACCTGTGTTAGACCTAGCACCTACCATTATTAAATGACCTGCATTTATACCTTCTACCTTACGTGTTAAAGATGGTATGTTAAAACCCCACTGTGTTTCAAGAGAGTTTTTAGCCATTATACTTTCTATACTTAAATCTTCCCAATCAACATTTAGTATGGGAAGAAAATCGTCATTGTGTTTGCTAATAATATTTCTAATGGGTTCAAGTGAGGATAGACTGCCATTAACATACTCAAAGCCAATATTAGCAATGTCTTCCCCAATAATCTGACGAAATAACTTA